ACAAGTTCTGTGAATGCGGCTGGTCGCGTAGTCGATATGTCTATGCTATCACGCAACTCAACTGTTATGGCTTGCGTAAATGCTAAAGCTCGCGCATTAGCTCAACTACCTATTAAGATCATGGCTTATGATGAAAATGGTAAGCTAGTTGATGCGGTTACTGATCCTAATGTTTCAGCTAGAGATAAAGCTAAAGCAAAAGCAGTCTATTATTTATTAAACAATCCTAATAACTATCAATCTGCATACGAATTTTGGTATCAATGGTCAATGTGGTATGACTTATCAGGCGAAACATTTACTGCTTTATGGCGTAAAGAGCAAACTAACTCTACGCTAACCCCAATGGAAATGTATCTTTTGGATTCCACCTTAATAACCGCTCAAATTACGCCTACGCGGTATCCTACATATAGGCTATCGACTAGCACTTACGGATTTAATAAGGATGAGCCATTAGATTATTTCCAAGTTATTCATGCAAGTGAAATGGCTTGGCAAGGTTCGGCTGGTTTTAATAAAGGCATTTTAGCCACCGAACTTGTATCGCTTGATCAAGATATTGACCTCTATTCAAACTTTATTATGCTTAATGGTGCTAAACCAAGTGGCATGTTTGTTACAGATCAAGTTATTCCTGATGCTAAATTTAAAGAAATAGCCGCAAGATTAAAAGAAGCATGGACTTCTCTTACAGGCTCTAAATCAACCGACTTATCTAAACCAGGTCAAGGTATGTTGTTAGATAACGGCATGAAGTATATGCCATTAAATATGCTAACACTTCAAGATGCTGATGCCCGAGCATTAAAAGAACAAACGATGAAGCGTATCTGCGGATTGTTTGGTGTGCCGCCATCTATGCTAGGAATTGGCGAAAGTAAATATAACAATACCCAAACTATGCTAGATGAATTTTATAAATCAACAATGTATCCAATGATTGTTAATATTCAGCAAAAATTTAAGACATCTTTACTAAATGGCTATCCAAACCTTTGTATTGAATTCCAAACTCAAAACTTTTTAAAAGGCGCACCGCTTGATCAAATGAATTATGCCGTAGCAGGCATAAATTCAGGTATAATGACACCTAATGAAGCGCGAGAATATCTTGGCAAGGGAAACTTTGAAGGCGCAGACGAATTAAAAGATACATCAAAACAAGCTAGGCCTATTAGTGGCACTTCACCGCAAGATACGGGTGGCGGTGGCAACACTTCTAGCGTTGGCAAAACAGGTCAGGCAGGAAAAGCCTAATGACATTAAAAGAGCTACTCGACAAATTAACTCAACAGGCTAAAAAGAGAAAACCTAAACCTGTTGAAACTAACGGAATGAAAAATAAGGGAGTTCCAATCAATGATTAATAAACTAAATTTTGAAAAGTATTTTTTTGAATCAAAAGTTGAATTAGGTGTAAAGACTGATGAAGCTTCCGATTATAGCGGTGTGATTGAAGCGACAGTAACAACTTTTGGCCCAAGAGAAGGTGCTGATGGCCGTAAGTTCAATTATAAAGCTGAAGGGTTTGCTAATTGGATGGATGAATTCATGAAATCAGAAAAACCTTTGCCAATGTATTTCCAACATAACGATATGTCTATGCCAGTTGGTGAATGGTATGAATTTATGATGGATGATGAATCTATGACTGCAAAAGGTAAGATGTTTGTGAATACAAGCATGGGTAAAGACTTATATACTATTATGAAAGAAAGCCCTAATCTTGTTGGCGGTGTTTCTGTAGGCGCTTATGCAGACGAATACTGTATGACAGATAAAGAAGGCAATGTTTTAACGGAAGATGACGATATGGATGAAGCTTATTTCCAAATTACTAAAGGCGGATTAAGAGAAGTGTCAATCGTTATGCAACCAAATAATTTAGATGCTGAAATCTCGAAATTAGAGTGCTTTAGAGCTGATGGCTCTTTAGACTTAAAACTTATCGAGAAAGCATTGCGTGATGCAAAACTTTCAAGAAAAGATGCGACCACCGCATCTTCAATTTTCAAACAAATTTTAGAATCTCGGGATGAGCCTAAAGTTATTGTTGAAAATACACCTATTCAGAGTGAATCCGATGCGGTGGTAAACCAAGAAGCAGAATTGCTTAAAGCTTTTGAGCAAAGAGAACTTCTTAAACATCTTAACAATCGTTATAAAGGATAAATCATGGAAAAAATTATTGAAAAATTAGATGCTATTGAAGCGGCTAATTTAGCAAAGGTAGAAGAAGTAACTGCTACTGTCGATGCTAAACTTGCTGAAACTGTAGCTTCTTTTGATGAAAAAGTAGCGGCACTTGAAGCTAAAGTTGCTTCAATTAACACTGCGCCAATCATTAAAACATACAAATCAATTTCGCAAGAAGTTAATCGTATGGTTAAAGGCCAACTTGCTGAATTTATTAAAGGCAATGGTCGTATGGAAAAAGAAATTAAACTTTTTGAAGATGCTGGTCAATATGACGCATACATCAAAGAAGCTTCAACTTTAACAGGTTCAGGTGCGGGCATTGGTGGTAGAACTGCTTATGATCCAGTATTTGCATCATTGCGTTTAGAAAATCCTATGCGCGGTGTATCTCGTTCAGTTGCTACTGATGGTTCTACATATCAATTTAGAGCTAAAACAGGTAATGCAGGTGTGGGTTGGGGTTATGGTATTGTTAATAATACTGCGGCAACAACTGAAGCAACTGCAATTTGGCAATTAAATCTTAAAGATTTAAATGTTCAATTCCCAATCAGAACTGCGGCTCTTGATGACATTGATGGTTTAGAATCTAATGTAGTTTCAGATATGTTAGCTGAATTTAGCCAACGCGAAGCTATCAGTATGATTACAAACAACGATCAAGGTGTGGCTACTGTAACAGGTGGCGGTGGTTCTGACGGCTTACGCGGTCTTAATCAATATCCAGGTGCTAATGCGGCTTATACAGGCGGCACTACATCAGAATCAGCTTTTGGTTCATCAGGCACAGCATCAACTGATGGTTTGCATGATTTAGCAACATACGATCAATTAACAACAAACGGCAATGCAATAGCAAACAATGTAACTTATGCTGATATTGTTAATTTCGTTTATGCATTACCACAAGCATATTGGACACCTAATGCTAAATTCGTTATTAATCCAGTTATGCTTTCAGCAATTCGTGGATTAGTTGATGATGAAAAGCGCCCAATTTATATTGATGGTTTATCTCGCGATGATGGTATTGTTGGTAAATTACTAGGTTTTGATGTTGTTGTTAATACCTATGTAAATGCACCTTCTAAAGCATCAGGCGGCGCAGGCACAGATAATCTATATCCAATGTATTTTGGTGATTTTAGCAGAGGTCATACTATTGTTGATCGTTTAAACATGGTATTACGCCGTTATGATCAAACATTGCCAGGTTCTATTACATTCTATGGTGAAAAACGATTAGCAACATCTATTGTTGATCCTTTTGCTTTAGTTCGTTACAGATCAACTGCAACTGCTAGTTTATAGCATATTGTAATACGGGGAAAAGGCGGTTTTATCGCCGCCTTTTTTTCTTAACTAATTAGGAATACAAATGAATACATCTGAAAAAATTTTAAATGGCATTAAACAGGCTTTAACTGAAGGTGAAGCTACAGTTAATTTTACTGATAACAATAAGACCAATGATGTAGAAGAAGCATCAACGCTAACAGGATCAGGTTTAAATATTGGTGGCCGAGTTTACTTTGATGACGCTTTTGCCGCTTTAAGATATGCAAACCCATTTAGAATGGGAAGCCGTCAAGTTACATACACAGGATCAGCCGCTCAATTCGTGGCTAAAACAGGTAATGCCGCAGACGCAACAAACCCATTTACATACCCTGTAACTGCCAATAGTGGTAGCCCAAATATTGCAACATCAATATGGCAATTACCCACTAGAGTTATTACTGCACAATTACCAATTAGAACTGCCGTTATGGATGATATTAATGGCATTGATCCAGCTATCTCTAACGATTTAATGCTTGAGCTATCATCGCTAGAAGCACAATCAATGGCTATTAACAACGATCAAGCAGGCTCAACAACAACAACAACTGGCGGAACTAGCGGTTTGCGCGGTTTAGTAACTTATTTAACATCCGCTTCAGCCGCATCTTATGGCTCAAGCGGAACTGCTATAACTAATGGTATTCATACTATTTTAAAAGAAGAATTTACTGCTACGGCGATTAGTTATGACGACATTGTTAATGCGGCTAATTTATTGCCTGGTCAATATTGGGCATTGCCAACAACTGCATGGCACTTACATCCAGCTTTAATTGCTCAATTAAGAAAATTAAAAGGATCGACAGGTGGCGCGCCAATGTTTGTTGAAACTGGAACTGAAGATGGCGGATCATTAGTTTATTTATTTGGATTCCCTGTTATTGTTAATCCTTATTTAGATGCTCCAGCCGCAGGTAAGATTTCAGGTGTGTTAGCAAACTGGGATCAATTTATGACTATTGCTGATGCAGAGGAAATGAATATTAAACGCTTTGATCAAACTGCACCTGGCTTTATTACTTTATTTGCAGAAAAACGATTAGCATCAACCATTAGAAATCCGTTTGCAGGTGTCTTTTTAGTAGGGGTTTAATAATGAGCGATACGCTTGGTCAAGTGCCATATGCAACTACTCGCAATCCGTTCAACTATGATAAATTTGAGCAGATTAGTCGCGACTTAACTACAAACTGGTTAAGTATAGACGAGATAGCGCAACAATTAAATTTAGGAACTGATGAATCGCAAGATGCGTATTTAGAAAGTTTAGAATTAGCGGTTCGCATGCATATTGAAGATTATCTTGGTATGTCAATCTTCCCTACTTCATATAGGGTTTATTATGGCATATCATCTAATTTTTCAACGCCTGTTTATTTAGATTTGCCAGTTACAAGTTATGTTGATAAGTTTAATAGTGGTAATTTAGTTGTAAATAAAGTTGCTTATTACAATGGAAACACCCCAAGCACTTTAACAACTATTGCTTCAACTAATTACTATTATGATTCGACAGGTAATAAAGTTGTTTTAAATGGTGGCGTGCCATCGGACATTAGCACAGATAGAACAAGTCCTATTATTGTTGAATATACACAAAATGCAAACTTTACACAGGCTTATCCTATAATTAAGCAAGCTGGCTTATTGTTATTTACTCATCTTTATAATAATAGATCAGAATCGGTAGTAGGTAGTTTGCAAAAGATTCCTTATGGAGTGGATTGTTTATTAAGACCTTATAAACCATTGGTAATGTAAATGGCAATAACAAAATTTGAAACAGTAGAAGTTAATAACTTGTCTTTTGCCACAAGCAGTTATGGTGAAACACAAACAACTAAAACTCTTAAATTTACAAGCAGGCCATTAATATCTGAAGTCAGAGCTAATGTAGCTACTTCAGAAAAATTTAGAATATATAGTGATTTGGTGCAAATGAAGTTTAACTACACACCATATACTAGAGATATAGTAGATAACGATAATTTATATTCAATAACCTATCAAAATGTTGATTGGCGAATAGCCGATTGTAGCGTATCTAATGATAGAATGAGTGTAACTTTGATATGTTACTTTAACAAACCAAGTGTAGATGTATAGATGGCAACTCAACAAGATGTTAGGGTATATGCACAAGCAATACAGGCACAATTATCTAGTATAGTTACGCCTATACCTGTATATGCTAATTTCAATAGAAATTATGCAACGCAAGGTAAATTTATTACTTGGCAATTGAGAGATGTGCATCAACCAGTTTATACTGGCAATATACAAAGTATTAAAGGCATAGATACCCCTGTTTTTCAGATTAGTGTATTTACGCAAGATATGGCAGATGGTTTTGATACCGCTAACGATATTTTGCAAGCACTACATGGCTATAGTGGAACTTTTGGTGGCGGCGGTAATAGTTTTAATGTTTCAAAAGCAGATGTAGTGTGGTTATATCATGGATACGACAATGAGATTGGGCTTCATAATATATTTATGGATTGCACTATATATATACCAACATAAGATTTTTTAATTTTTTTAATGTGAGGAAATAAATTATGGCACTTCCAAATAAAGTTTTACCAGGTTTTAGCGCAAGTCTTTATTGCCAACCTACTTCAACACCAACACCTTTAACAATTTCTGAATTATCAGATTGGACTGATGTTGGCGCTATTACAATTGATGCTAATCTTTTACCTGTAGAAGCTATCCCAGCTTTTGGTCAAGATGATGCAATGGCTAATTACAATGTGGCAGGCTCTCGTCAATCTGACAAGATTCCTACACAAGCCGCTCCAACATCAATGAGCATTACTGCGGCATGGAATCCTGCTGATTCACAATTACTATTAATGAGAGATGACGCTGAAAACGGCACAATTGATAGAACTTTTGTAATTTTAGCAACTGATGGCACAAACTATGTTGCTTATGCATTCAATGGTCGCGTAGGTCAATTCCAAGTTGATCCTAACCCAACTGCTGAAGCTAAATGTATGTTTACAGTTCATCCGCGTGGCAATCAATACGGATGGTCTAACTCTTAATTAATTGAGGAAAAGAAATGACAACACAAGTTAAAACAACTGATGATCTATTAAGTTATTTGGTATCCCAAGCTGGTTCAGGTCAAAAGAACTGGTTTGGGTTTGCCCAACAACGCTTAACAGGCATTGCTTTAGCCCATGATATTGCTAAAAATCATGCTGACAAACTAACGCCCGAACAAGCCGTTGATTATGCTATTAAACTTAATAATACGATTTATCAAAAAATAATTAAGGCAGAATAATGAGTGTCAAGTTTGCCGTCAATGGCTTAAAAGAAACTCTTAATGCATTTAAAGAATTTCAAGAACAATTTGGCGACAAAGATTCAAAAAGCAAAATATTAATACCAGCCGTTAGAGAAGCCATGAAACCTGTATTGGCTATGTCTAAAGCATTATCACCTAAAGACACAGGCGCATTAAATAACTCTTTGTATATCACCGCAAGGCGACCTACTAGAAAAGATATGAAGTCAAGATATGTAACACCAAAAGATTCTGTTATATCTCTCGTTTCATCTCGACCAATCCCTAAAAAAGTAAAACAACAATTTCAAGCTCAATATGGTGATTTAAAAGGTAAAGAATACAAAAAGGCTAGAAGGAAGTTTTATACAGAACAGGGTGTTATGTTTGACGCTAGAGCTATAGCAAATGAATTTGGAACGGCTAATATGTCAGCTAAACCATTTATGCGAGTATCGTTAGAATCACAAGCTCAAGCCGTTGCGGCAAAATTAGGAATAATTATTAAACAAAAAATGGATGCTTACAAAGCTAAAAATTTAACAACACAAGGGAAATAAGACATGAGCAAATTAGGATCAGCACTCGGTAAAAAATACGAGGAAAATAGGTTATCAGTATTAACTAGATCGTTTGAATTAGGCGATCATACATTTAAAGTAAGAGTGCCAAGTGTTCAAGAAATTGAAGCTATTTATAATTACTTTAAAAATCCTAATGAAGATAAGGTTGAAGCAGAATATCAGTTAATGATAAAAGCTTTTGAGAATATTAAAGATCAAGAAGGTGTGGAAGTTAAAGATAATGATTTTATTATTGACGGCAGATCAGTAAGAGAAACTGCCAAGAATAAACATATATTGCAACACAGAATAGTTGAATATATTAAATTTCTAATACCTGAAACTGGATCATTAGATGATATAACTTATGAAGATGTAGAAACTGAATTTCCATTATCAGTTCAAATGACTTTAGTGGAAAAAATTAACGAGGTTATTAGCCCTGAATATAAAGACATAAAGTCAAAGTAGTAGGCTCGTTAAGAACCCAAGTGCGGGCGGCTATGGTCTTTAACGGGCATACAATACAAGATATAGACGCTTTAGATGAAGCAACCATGAATGAAATAACAGTCATGTATGCGGATGGGTTAGTTGGAAATAGAGGTTTATTAAATATGCAAGGAACTCTAGTCGCTGGAGTTTTTAATTATTTAAGAGCAAGTGGTAGCCAACCTTATACTCTAAAAAGCGTTTTAGGTAGTGCTTATGAATATTTTTATGGCATAGAAAAAGTTGATCCTAGCGATTCACTTCTTTTATTTATGAGCCAAGCACCAAACTTTAAAATGGATAGATTTGAAGGTAAATAAACATGGCAATTATTTCAAGATTAGCAGTTTTACTTGGGCTTGATGCAGGCGAGTTTAATGCCAATCTAGGCAAGGCTAAAGACAAAGTAGAAGGCTTTAGCACAGGCGCAAAAATATCTTTACTTGCGGTTGGAACTGCTTTTGCCGCTTCCGCGCGTGAAGCTATAAATTTTGCTGATAGAATTGAAGAAGTAGCAAAAGCTAATGATATGTCAATTCAATCTGTATTGCGTTTGTCAAGCGCATTGCAGTTAAGCGGTGGAAATAGTGATGATGCTGGTAAGCTTATGGCATCATTCGCAAACAAAGTTGATGAAGCCGCGCAAGGTGGCGAAAAGGCACAAAAGGCATTTTCATCTATTGGCATATCTCTAAAAGATTTAAGAACTCTTACTCCCCAAGAATTATTTGAAAAAACTGCAATTGCTTTAGCTTCCATTGAAGATACTACGAAAAGAAATGCTACGGCTATGGATATGTTTGGCCGAGCAGTTCGTGGACTTGATATTAAAAGTTTAGGCGATCAATTACAAAACAATAAAAACAAATTTGAAGATTCAGAACAATCATTTATTAGGATTGCTAATTCTATTGATCGTTTAGATAAATTCTTTTTTAATTTAAAAATTCAAATAGCAAATGGAGTTGCACCTGCTTTTGATATTTTAACTATGTCAATGGAAAATTGGCAAAACCGATCAAAAGGTATTGTTGATAGATTTGCAGAAATTAGAAAAGAAGCAGGATGGTGGGCGGCTTGGTTAGATAAAGAAGGATTAAGAAAATATGTAGCACCAAACGAAAGAGAATTTGGATCAGTTCAAGGTGCTAATGTTCCTGGCATTATGTCAGGCATTGGTGGTATGGCCGCAGATAAAAAAAGCATTAGAGAAGTTACTGAAGCAAAAAATAAAGAAGCTGAAGCGGAAGCAAAAAGATTAGCTGAAGCGGCCAAAAGACAACAAGAATTTTATGAAAGAGAAGTTCTTATTTCTCAAGCAAAAGGTGTTCGATTACAAAAAGAACATGAGTTAGCTTTCCTTACAGAAAATGAAAGAAAGTTGCAACTTGAATTATTTGATATAGAACAAAAGCGTCAGCTATTAACTTTAGGCGATCAATTTGGTCGTAAGATGACAGAGGAACAAGCTAACGCATGGATGGAAGGAGAAAAGGCTAGAGCTAGAGAAGCTTATCAAATTGGTGAATCACAAAGAAGTTTTGAATTTGGCTGGAAGAAAGCTTTTGCTAGTTATACCGATAGCGCTACTAATGCCGCTCGCATGGGTGAACAAGCATTCGTATCTGTAACACAAAACCTTGAAACTGCATTAGATAATTTTGTGCAAACAGGTAAATTAAGCTTTAGTGATCTTGCTCGCAGTATTATTTCAGACTTAATTAAAATTCAATTAAGAGCGCAAGCTACGGCTATATTTCAAGGATCAGGTATAGGTGGATTCTTTAGTTCAATATTT